GTCCCAGACCTCAACCACCAACTTGCTATCACTGTCCATCCGCTGCGGCCTCCGCCTCTGCCTCGGCACGGGCCTTGGCCACAGCTTCGGCTTCCTTGCGCTCGATGAACACGTTGTACTCGTCCATCATCAGGTCCAGCATCTCGTTGTCGATTTGCTTGCGGAAGCGCTTGAACTCAGTGCCGTCGAGCGACACGTAGCGAAGCTTGTTGCCATCCTTGGTGAGCATGCCCTTGGCTTCGAACATGTCCAGCAGGCCCGAGTACGGATCCATGCCGCTGTCCCACGGAATCTTCACTTCCACGCTCTCGAAGGGCTTGGCATAGCGCGACTTCATCACCTTGATCTGCGAGCGAATGCCGCGCACTTCAGTGACCTTGTTGCCAAACTCGTCTTCCTTGAGCTTGAGCTTGCGCATGGCCAGCACCACCGAGCTTGCGTAGATGAAGCCCTGGCCGCCGGTGATCTTGTCATCCGGATCGAACATGTCCTGGCTGGCGTAGCTGTGGTTCGTGCACACCAGGCCAATGTCCCACTCGCCGAACATGTTCACACAGTTGCGAACCAGTGCGTTGAGTGCCTTGGGCTTGCGACCCATGTCGCCCTTCATCTCGCCCGCCTCGAACTGGTTGACGTCAGTGGGCGTCAGCAGCATGCCGATGGAGTCGACGATGAAGAGAACCTTGGGACGGTCATCCCGCGGAGTGTCTGCGTAGGTGCTCTTGAAGTTCTTCATGAAGTCGGAGATGATCTTGGCCACCTCGTCAATCATTGCAGCGTTAATCTTGAGCAGCTTGTCCTCGCTCACGTCCACGCCCAGTGCGGTGAGCCAGTCAGTGTCAAGCGCGTTCTCGCTGTCGATGAGAACCACAAAGTAGCCGGCTTCCTGTGCGTTCTTGGCGAGGTTGCCACTTGCGATGTAGCTCTTGCCGCTGCCGCTCTGACCCGCAAGCATGGTGACCTTGCCCAGGGGGATGCCCTTGCGGAAGTCGCTGCTCACAGCATAGTTCAGCGCGTAGTTGCCAGTGCTGATCCAATACTTGGGATCGTTAAAGCCGATGGAGATACCATCCATGCTCTTGGTAAGGTCCTTGCGGAACTTGGAAAGGTCTAGTGGCTTCATGTCTTCTCCCCTGGAAGGGCGCATATTCACCCTTCCACCACATCCATTGTTTGTTGGTTTGCCTTACAGAGGGAACAACGGATTAACCGTTGTTCTGACGCTCCTTGATCCGGCGAAGGATCTCGCTTGCGTCGGGCTTGCCGCCAGCAGCGGGAGCCGGGGCAGCGGCAGCCGGGGTGGCAGCGCTCTTGAGGCGTGCCAGGGCCTCACCGGCACCAGCCGAGGGAGCCACAGTGCGCGGGGCGCTCTGCATCTCTTCCACCGAGTCGTCATCGTTGCTGCGCGAAGCGCCGCGTGCCGGAGCATTGCTGCTGGCCTGAGTGCCGAAGGGACGGAAGAAGTTGCTCCAACGGTCGCCATCGTAGGGCTCCTCGTTGACCGAAGCCTGGAACATCTCCTTGATGGCGTTGAGCGCATCAGCGTCGGGCTTCTTGGGCAGGAAGTCACGCAGGTTGAACAGCTGGTGCTGGTCCACTGCGGCAAGCTCTGCATCGTTCAGCGAACGAGTCTTGAAGCTCCAGTTGGAGGTGCTGTAGTTGGCGAACTGACCCTTCTGGGTCTTGGTGAGCTTGAAGTCGCGGCCGCTGGTGAAGTCAGTGGGGAGGTCTTCCATCTCGGGGTTCATCAAGGAGCTCTTGATGATGTCGAAGATCGAAGTGTTGATTGCGAAGCGACGGATGGGGTTCTCGGGCAGGTCCTTCTCTTCGAAGGCGCTGTTGACTACGAAGCCCTGGAAGATGTAGCTCTTCTTCTTCCAATACTTGCGTGCGAGAGTCTGGAGCTCCGGATCCTTCCACCACGGACGGGTCTCTGCGAGAACCGGGCAGGTCTCACCGTACATTTCCATGCAGGGAACCTGGACGATTGTCTCACGGTCGTGTTCGCCCTTGACACCCTGGAACGGGAGCTTGATGACGAGTCGTTCGACCCAGAAGAATGTGTTGGAGGGGTCAGCATCGGGAAGGAAGCGGATGGTGGAACTCTGACCCTCGGGGGTGTTCCAGAAGGGGTACATGGCGCGGTCGCCGCCGCCTGATCCCTTGTTGTCTGCCTTAGCCTGCTGTGCGTGGAGCTTTGCGCGGATTTCGTCTAGAGTAGCCATGGTATTTTCTTCTTTCTTTTGAGTCTTATGTTGAGCCTAAAGAACAGCAGGAAAGTCTTTTTGCTTTCCCGTGCGCTGTTCTATATCTATTTATACTTGGCCGCTGCTCTGGAAGTCAAAATAGAAACTCTATTCCGACGTTTTTCTTTGCCAAGTTGTGTGGGGAGAAACAAAAAGAGGCAGCGTTTCCGCTGCCTCTCCTGTTTACTAAACCTGACTTCTCGGTGTCAATTATGGTTCACAGCTAAGGTCGATGTAGGCGCCGTTGCCGCTGTTGTAGATCACCGCGGGGCGTCCGCCCACGAGCACGGGGGATGCGGCCACCACGGCATCAAACTCCACACTGGTTCGGCTGTGGTACTGCGAACTGATGGATGTCACGTTAGCGCTGTTGGTGCCATCGTACACAATAAGAGTGCCTGCGGTGGTCATCGTGGGCACCGCATCCATGGTCACGGGCAGCATGAATGCCATGCGCTGGACCTGAGTGGGCGTGCTGGCGAACACCACACCGCGAGCCGGCGGAGTCACATGGCGCTGGAAACGCTTCTGGCAACGGATGAGTTCGTCATCGCGACGCTCAAACGATGTGGGCTTGCTGCCCAGTTCCAGCTGCGCTCGCGTCACTGTGCCGGTGTTGAACTCCACGCCATACACGGTGTTGGCGTTGAGGGTCACCACGATGGGAGACACCGCGAACGTGCCACTACCAGTGGTGCCCGAGAACACGCGGGCCTGCGAGGTGCCGGTCCAACTCAGCACGTAGGTGCCGCCTTCGATTTGAGTGGCGCGGATGATCTGGATGATGCTGCCGCTGTTCACGCTGACCAGGTTGTCCACACCGCTCACCGACATGCTGGCTGTGCTGGCGGCGGCGCCACCCTTCCAACCATCCAACCAGCTGTTGGCGTTGGCGTTGATGCTGATGTTCTGAGCATATGGCACACCGCGCTGATTCACCACAAAGTTGCCGTTGATGATCTTGTTGCGGAAGCTGGAGCCCACGGCAGCGGCTGAGATCAGCGCATTGAGGGCAGCGCCGGTGAGCTGGAAATTGTCGCCGCTGCGGGCGATGATGAAAGCGTCAGTGTCCAACACGTTGGTCACTGCGGTGAGTTCGGAAATCTTCTTGTCTGCCATGGAAACCTCCCAAGGGTTGTCCCGTATTTAGCGGGGTCCTGGGAAGTCAGTCATGGAAATGGGCGCACATGGCGCCCATTCCGTGTCTTAGAGGCCGCTCAGCTTGCGCAAGCGAGCCAGTGCCTCATCCTCGGGATTGCCCTGGGGCTCCTCGGGAGCGGCGGGCTCCGGAGCCTGCGGCACCACGTCGTCGATGAAGTCCTGGCTGGGGTTGGCATCCGGCTCGGCATCATCCTCGTCCACGGTCTTGTGATCCCTGGCGTGGTTCTTGATGCGGTCGTCGCGCTCTGCCTTGATCTGGCGCAGCATCTCGGCCTCACCACCAGCAGCGGCGATTTCCTCGTCGCTCATCTGGTGCATCACCTTGGCCAGTGCGCTCTCTGCGCTCACGCCCTCGGGATGCTCGCCCAGTGCATCAGCAACCAGCTGATCGAAACCAGCGCCTGCGCTGTTGTCTTCCTCAGCCACGCTCTCGCCCATGCCACCGAAGGCATCGTGCACGGCGTGCTGGATCATCTGGGTGACGCGGCCATCATTGCCATAGAGATAGTCCCAGGCGCGCTTGTCCTCGAGATCACCGGTGGGGTCCCACCAGCCCTTGAGTGCGCTCCAGACCTTGTCCTCAACGAAGTCCACCATTTGAGCCTGGTCGTCGAACTGCTCGGGGGTGAGACCCTCCACGGCGTTGCCGATTTCCTGATCAACAACTTCCCAGATCTTGCGCTCTGCGCCGCTGCTTACGCTGTTGTCCTCGGGCTCACCGGAGAAGCGGTCCATTTCGTCAATCTCACTCTCGTTCATGCCCATGTGTGCATCTACGAGCTTAGTGAAAGCGTCCCAGTTGTCAATGATTTCCTGGTACCAATCTGTGGGTTCAACCTGCTCGTCCCCGTGGTCCAGATTATACTGCTGGTCGCTGTACTTGAGCATGTCTGCAACCTTGTGGGCGATGTCATAGTAGGCCTCGTCCACGTCGTCGCCGTTCACCATGCTGGCGTGATCATCCGTGTTCACTGCCTTGAGGGTGTCACCAACCTGCTTGTTGAAGTCTGCGAGTGCGGCGGGATCCTGGCTGAGATCCTTCTCCTCAACCGGCTGTGCCTGTGCAACCACGTTGTTGAACCACTCCTCGAGCTCTGCGGTCTCCGGCAACAGATCCACACCCTCGCGCTTGGGGGTGAGCTTGTCCACCAGTGCCACAGCACGGCTTACGAAGAAGTTCTCGTTGTTGCTGAGGCTCTCACCGTGACCCAAACGGTCACTGAGGCTGCCCAGGTAGTTGGCCAGTGCGTCGTTGCGCAGGCCCGCCTTGGGATCCAGCAGCATGCCCAGCTTGTAGGCGGAGGCTGCCTGCGGATTGCTGAACTTGGGGGTGCCCTGGCTCACCGGCTTCACAGCCAGCTGGCCCGAGATGAGCTGCTTGAGTCCAGCGCTGAGCTGCTGAGCCTGCTTGTCCACTTCCGGACCCATACCGGGCTCGCCCGCTGCGCTGAGACGCTTGCCGGTCCAGTTCTTGGCATAGGCTAGGAACTTGTCCTCGGGCTCCTCGGAGATCACTGCCTCGTTGGTGCGGGCAAAGTACTCGTTGGCCAACTCCAGCACCATTTGATCCTCGGTGACAAAGCTGTCATCCTCGCGAACAAAGCTGCCGCTGACACCGAACTCTGCGGCCAGGGTTTCTTCAAAATAGTTGGCAGCTTGGTGGCTGCTGAATGCAATGCGGCTGCGAGCCGGCGTGTTGGATACCATGTGATCACCCATTGTTAGATGTGCAACTGGCATCAAGTTTTCGGCCAGAGCGTGGTTGCTATCAATACCCAGCAGATCAGCGAGGCGATCACATTCCGTGACTAGCTCATTGCCGTGGGTTTCGTCGAGTGGTTCTTGCAGCGGGTCGTATGTTTCCACAAAAGCTTGGTAGCCACGAGGGCGACCGATCTTACCCAGGGTGTACTTGATGTCCACGAGACGCTCGCGAATGTTGTTGCGAACTTCCTGTGCACTCTCGTCCAGCTGGTTCCTGTTGTGGTGGATGTGCTTGCTCACCTCTGCCAGGCGGTGGAATTCCTTGCTGAGACCCACGATGTGCTCGCTGATGCCATCGTGTGGCGTGCCGCCCTGTGCAATGTGCTGGGCAAATGCGCGGGCACCCCTGAGGTGAATCACGGGAAAGCGGAAGCGTTCACCCGTGGCTGTTTCTACGAAGAGGTTGTGAATGTTGCGTCCGCGCGCACCGATCACTTCCTGAAC